GAGCTAACTGCGACTGTGTAGCACCCCTCAGCTCAGCATCGTATAGCTGGCGCTCGCGAGTGCTCATCTTGACCGTGGCTTTCTCACGCTCAAGAGATTTGATCATGCGGTCAACAGCAGAGGTAGCGCCTTTAACGCTATCTTTGGTTTTGTTAATTACCGGAGAGGCGCTATCTTTGGCTTGGACGTGAATGACGACCGGTTCGATGCTGTTCGACATACTTCTTTTCCCTCTCGGATTTTATTCGCAGATAAGTATACCAGTGATGGTACTCATCTACAGTCATACCGAGAATCACTGATAAGGGCTGACCAAGGTGGCTCGCGAGCTCATACATGTAGTAAAGCTCGCTTGGCTCGCCTTGATCATTGATCAGTTTTTTTCGCGGTCCTCATCGGTTTCCGCGCTTCGCTCTAACACGAAGGAAGCCACGTTAGCCACCACTTCAGGGTCGGCGCTTCGACGTAGTTTTATCTTGTCACCGATGTCAAACAATGGTTCGCCAGCTTCGTCTGTCACACCAAAAATAACAGTGTAGACCAGGAAGTCTGTACTGTCGTTGTCAGCGCGCTTGAGCCAGTTAGCTTTGTCTTCCAGAGTCAGGTTCTTAGCGTAGAGAGTCACGCCCCACTCGGGGACGTGCATCTCTCGGCGTGATTGACTGCTGAAATGCGATACTACTGTATCTATCAGCTTACTCATTAGGCCACCGTGGTCAGAGTGAGTGCGCCGTTGCCGGTCACAGAGTAAGAAGCTTCGATCATGCCGTCAAAGCTTGCGCTAGTGCTAACGCTTGCTACGATTGCGTCGCCAGTCCAGTAAGATAGACCAGAAGTGTTTCCTGTTGGGTAGAAGTTCAAAGTAAGTTCTGAACCACCGTCCATAGCCGCTTGACCATTGGTGTCGGCTGGGTCCCAGTATACGTTGAAAGATGCAGTCCAAGAACGAGTAGTGGGCTTGTTGCTTACCCAGGTGTCGCCCATAGTGGTGTCTGCAACCATCTCAGATGATTCTTCAATAGACCAGTCTCGCAGTTCCGCGATGGCGTTTGAGCCAACGTAAACAGCGCCGTCTTTGCCAGTGCTTGTTGCCATGTTAATTACTCCAGGCGCATGTTGCGCGTTAGTTGGTTGGTGCGCCTTCTGCGGTAGTATACACTACTTCAACAGAAATAACGCCAGTTGCTACAGGTTGGTCGCCGTCACCTGCAAAACGTGCGTCAAACGAAACCACTTGCGTATCGTGAGCATAACCGTTGCGGGTTACGTCATTATACAATGCTGCTTCGACCTCTGCACATATGGTATCGAGCGCGTCATCACTACCGGAAGTACCTTTGACATACGCTTCGATTTTGATGGTCAATGTGCGACGCTGTGTGCGCGGCAACCCGACCGTAATATAATCACTTGTTTCTTCATCAGTGTATAAGACCAACCCTGGTAATTTCCCTGCGTCTAGTGGGTAGACGCGGCTGGCGTATACATTGCTGCCCGTAGTGGTTAACCCGGTAAGGGCGGTTTTAATGTCACTGCGAATTAGTTGCCGGATGTTAGCCATTATTCAACCTCAAGCATGATCTCAGTCATGCCAGTGCCGTCTGGCATAATTATTCGCGCAACATAGCTAACAGAGTTAACTACAAAAATGTCGCCGTCGGCGACGCCGGGGACGTCAGCTGTTCGACATGTCAACCGAGGTTGCTGCATGGCAAACGGCACGCCGCCCCCGGCGTCAACGGCGGTATACTCGTGATCGAATATACCCTTAATGGCCCGCTTGGAGCCACCGGATGGCGTGAAAGTGACAGCCTCACCGAAGTCTGTCAAAAACACGGCCCTATCAGCCGCCGACTCAATTGTCATCGGCCTCGCTCTCTGGCGCAACATCTACCGCAGCTTTTTTATAAGCACGGCGTTTCGGCTTCTCTGCGACTTCAACGCCTACGGCGCGATTCTCAATAACAGGAGCAGCCTGGGAAGCAGGCACAATGCGCCCAAGACCCAATAGAATTTTAGCAGTAGCGTCATCGATCTCGACGATTTCGCCAACTCGGCCAGTGTAACCCTGGATTACACAACCACTTACGACTTGATATTTCATGCAAACCTCCAAAAAGATGCCCATCCCCGTTGCCAGGGATGGGCGTCAGGCTTAGGCGCCGTCGTTACCGAAAGCGAAGCTTTGGGCGTGACGTACAGCGACGTCAACAGTTTGGATGGCTACAACACGCAGCGTACCAGACTTAGAGTTGCTGTAAGGATCAACAGTCAGATCCATACCGCCCCACATGCCGATCAAGAGATCGTTGAAGTTACCGAAGTACAGGTTGCCCGCAGTACCTTGGTTAGAGACGATTGAACGGTAGCCGTTCATCTCGTTACCGTTGTACACGAACTGTCCAGTGTTGGCAGCTTTCTCAGTGGTTTTCAATGCGCCTTTCATGTCTGCGCGTAGGATGTAGGCCAGGTTGCCAGCAAGGGCATTGTCCACATCAACAGCAGTTTCGAGGCTAACAACTTCAGCGAAAGTTGGGTTAGCAGCAGCGAAGTTGGTTACTTGGTTAACGCCAGTGGTTCCGAGGATACCAGTGGGCTGACCGTTAGAACCAGTGCCTTCTAGGCCGGCCAAGTCGATAGACAGAGCCATTGCTTGTACCAAATCATCACGGACCAGGGCTTCCAGGTCGAGTGAAGTTTGTTGCAGCATGCGACGAGTGATGTGAGTGTGAGCACCCAAATCCTTCGGTGACAAGGTCACTTGACCAACAGTCATTTCGCTTTCAGCAGTGTCAGCGCCTTCAGAAGCCAACCACGCAGCTTGTGCGGCAGTTGCTTTCTTAGGAATCTCGACGTTGCCAGACAGGCCGCTCAGCATGCGAGCACCAGCTTGCATGACAGAAGAGCTGTTGCGCAGAACATCGATGAACTCACCACCGCGGAAGTCAGTGCCGAACAGCTCACCGTCATCAGAAGTGTTAAGAGCACGTTTGCTCATGTCCCAGTTACGGAGAACGTCAGTTGGGAGCATGATGCCCTGGGCTGAACGACCGTACTGGCTAGCAGCGGCGTGTGAACACTCGAACTCAAACGCAGCAGCTTCTTGAGCGCGACGATCGTTCGGGTTAGCAAGAGCGTGCATGGCGCGCATCAACGAGAAGCGTTTTACTTCTTTGTTGGTCATGCCGATGTCTTCTGCTTCAAAACCACCTTGACTACCGGCAGAACCGATAACGTCGAGGAGCTCTCCGCGGAATTGCTCAATGCTTGCGCCTTCGTTCACAGCACGGAGTGCCATGTCTTCTTGGCCATGTTTACGACCCAATTCAAAGATTTGGGCTGCGCTTTGGCTGCCGGCTTTTTGCCCTTCTGAGCGAATGCCAGCAACGTCTACTTTAGTTTCTTCAGACATAATAGTCTCCTTAGATACAATGGGTATAGGTTTAACAGACGTTTCGATTTTGTCTGACCGCCCTACACCAACGGTATCATCCGCGGGAATAGACACGAGAGAGGCTTCCATCGGCTTCCAATTGGTTGCACGATAGGTAGGACCGTCTTTCTCGCTTTTATCAGCCAGCTCCATCTTGTTGATACGGTAACCAACGGAAATGTTAGCTTTAATACCGTCAACAACATCAGTAAAGGCCTCTTGGGCAAGCGCACCTTTTCCAAAGCGCACCGTCGCGCGGAGTCGCCGCGCCGAGCCGTCCAGGTCTACCGATTCGATTACGCCCACCTGCTTAGTCGGATCGTGATCCAACAAAAGTGGGGCACGGCCAGATGACAAGAAGGATAAGTCAATCGACTTCTCATCATGGGCCAAAACTTCGCGACCAAAGTGCCGCTCAACCGGCGCTTCAGACGACAATGCAATGCTAACTTTGCGGCTTTCTTCGTCAACGATGTTGGCGTCGGCGCGCTGCTCAAACATTTGAATAGTGCGCCCGGTCATCTCGCCAAGATCCGCGTCTCTAACTGCGTCAGCTTCAGACTCCGGCTCGGCTTCAGCAACAATAGTATTTTCTATCGCCTCTTCTGCATCGATCTCATCGTCGCGCACTTCTATTTCATCACTCATATTGCGTTCCTCATCTAATTTATCGAGCTTTTTGACAAGTCGACCTGCCCACGATTGGCCGGCATCGCCTCCCCATAAAGCCCATGCAATTCTTCCCGCGCTTGGGTAGCCCTCTTCGCCTGGGCTAAATCCTTCTGCTTGCTTGTCAACTTCATGACGGGCAAAGAATGAATGCATGCGACGCACAGTGCTAGCAGACAAATCGCGCTTATTAATGATATCGCGAGCCCGCGCAACACCAACCTCAGTGCCGCCGCGACCATACTCTTCGCGCCACTCCAAACCCTTTTTAGCCTCACTGGCCATAGAGTCTGACGGCTTGGTGTTAACTTCTTCACCCTTGTACTTGATCATCAGCAATGTCCGGTAAGATTGCAGTTTGCTCAGCAGCATATGGCTCTAACGCGTATTTTACACCAAATTGTTCCATTAATGCTTTATCGCGTTGAATTTTAGATAGCAGCTCATCTGTGTCCATGCCGTACTGCTTCGCAATGTCTCCCAAAGAGAGTACACCGTTTTTCAGACCCATGATAGCCGCAGACATTTCTTTCTGCGGGTCAACCCAGTTCCAGGCGCGTGCGCGGAACGTGCTAGCATCGGCAAATTTGTCAAATCGAGACAGCGGCAGATCAATTGTGCGCATTCCCATAGCTGCCTCTAGCCACGCCATGTAAACGGGTCGCACAACATTCTCAATAAAGAAAGATTGCATTTCACGATAGTTGTCGCGCTCTTCTAAGGCACCCTGGCGAACGCTCGAGTAGCTAGTAGAGGACAGATCGTTAGATAGCGCAGCGTATGAGACGCCTAGAGCCGATGCGATGCCTCGCAATATCGCGCTGTGGAAGCTCTCAAACTCACTGCTCGGATACTGAGGGTTAAATTGCTCCAGCGACACGCCGGCTGGGAGCTGGTGGAACGAACCTGGATCGGCGTCCATGATCGGTATATCGCCATCCATGTCATCAGCAATAAAGCCGTCGCCGGCGGGGCTAGTAAAGAAGCCCATTTTCGAGGCGCCAACCCTGGCGTTGATGATAGCTGCTTCCCGCAACCCACCTAACTGTTTGATAGATGCTATGGCCGGAGTTATCCATGGCTCACCTCGAGATTGCCCAGCGCGATTACGCTTGTAAGCGTGGATCACCTGGCTAGCTGGCACCTTGCGATACTTCTTCTGCCCAGACAAAACCGGAGAAAACTCAAAGTCGCCTGGGTGGACGGTAGTAAAGTAGTAGGCAACAGGCTTATGAAACTTGTCGTACTCGATGCCCATGCGGATCGAGTTACCATTCTCTAATTTCTTGTTGTAAGTCTCATCGATTTGATCTGGCTCGATAAACTCAACAGCAAAGGTATCTTTAAACCGCTGACCGCGATGCTTGACGATAAAGATCTCACCGTCGCGCGCTAAAGCCTGCATAGCAAGTTTCTGCGCGTCAATCCAGGTCATGGAGCCGTCAACTGTGCAATTGCCCAGGCGCCCCCATGCCTTAAACCCGTTTTCGACAATTTGATTGCCAAATTGGTCCAGATTGCCGCCGTCATCCTCGGCTTTTACTTGCAATTCAACGCCTTTTTCGCCCACAACATTGATTTTTAGCAGGTCCAAATAGCGTTTAACGTACTCGTTATCGCGCGACAAACTGCGCGATCGCTCGCGTAATTTTATAATTGCAGGCCTTAAATCGGCGTCTGCACTGCCGCTAGAGACTTGAAAATCAGCAAAAAGGCGACTAGTAGAGGCACCTTGGTAGTTTCTTTTGACCATTTTGCGCGAAGCATACAATTTTGCTTCGCTTTTCGGGCGAAGGAAGTCAAAAAGCGCCATCAGAACCTCACTTGAATAGTTGTGGCGCCACGCTTACCTAATTTTGCGTTACGCTTGGCCTTTTCCTCATTCGCACGGGCGCGGAAATAGTCCAGGGACTTGATTAGCTCATCGTAACCAAGTTTTGTGATAGATCGACCTGCAATACTATAGCTCATCACGTCAGAGTCTGGTTTGCCCTCAAGCAAAGACTGAAGCTTAGTCACCATGATCTCGGCATGTGTTCTAATTTCTATACCGGCGCGATCTAAGTCGGCGACAACGTCCCATGCGCCGTTCTTGACCACTACCCTGGCGCTATCGGAAGTGCGCACTACCTCAAGCTGCCATCTATACTCGCCAACATCCAAATCAGAGGTGGCGCTAGAGGCCAGCGAGATCAACCAATGATCGTCCTGGGCAGATGCAGTTGCCGATATCTCGCAGGCACCGTCAGTAGAGCGGGCAACACAAGATACAGAATAAGTACTAGATGGGTAATCGATTAGGAGCTGAGTCTCTTTCCAGGCGACGTAGTCACCAGCAACAAACTCTGACGGCGCCCCTTCGCGAATATTGTCAAATATATTAGCCATTAGACCGCCAATTGATAATCATATGAGTCATATGCTACGCTAACGCCATGACGTTGCGAAGCTACCTCGGCCGCGTCTAGTCGGCACAAACGACTTCTTTTTAGGCTCATAATCGTCGTCTTCATTGTCATTTTGCACGACCGGATCGCCCAAGCGATCGGCCAACGCATTTAAATTAACGCCAATGATAACATATGCCGCATATGAATACACCATGCAGTCAAGCGCCTCATTTCGCGCACGAATTTTCTGGAACACCGTCCGCTTAAATCCTTTCTGATATCGCGTCACCAGCTTCTCTGCCGTTAGCTGCAAGAAGTACTCGTCATCTAGGCTGTCAGAGAAGTGCATGTAACCCGCACCGGGCTCGCCAATCTGCATACGAGCAAACAGTAGGCGCTTGACCGTGTCTACGCCAATCGGAAACAGTGGGCACTTGGCGACGTTGTTCTTAGTCGGCATGCTCGAGATGGGCCGGCCTTCACCACCCATGCCCTTAATTGCAAACACGCGCCTAGACGCATTCTTTTTGCAGTACGCGTAAACGCTATTAGTAAAGTGACCACCGGAATCGACACAGGTTCCTTTAATCGGCAACCTGCGCCCGTCCTCTGTCTCAAACGTGGCAAACAGCCTGGTGTCTAATGCGGACCACAGCTGCGGTGTAGACGGGTCGCCATACAGTGTGTCATGCCGCAATGTCCAATTCTCTTCGTTACGGCCCCACGCTGTCGTAGTAATCTCCAGACGGTTGTCCTGGACATCGACCCCGGCTGTTAGCAGCACGGCATCAGCTGGCACTTTGCCCATGGGCTCTCTTCTGCTGGCCAGGATCACATCATCAATGGCTTCGCCTTGCTCTTCCCATGTCTCGGCCAACGAGACGTTTACGAATGTTTGCAAATCGTTGGTTGCCTTTTTCTCCAGGAACGATCGAGCGATGTCCTTCCAGCGGCGAAATGCAGAATACAGCTCAGACAAATGATAGCTGGCATGACCGCTGAACGGGCGCTGCCCGCGCCATTCGCCGTGGCGCAGTGCCGTGCGTTTTTGCGTATCAGTAATGTGATTGCCGCACTCGTTACACTCATACCTGGCCGTGTCCGGCAAATGGGTGCCATCTGGCGCCTTGTCCCAATGCACATAAGCCCACTTCAACACAATGTGCTCTTTGCAGTGCGGGCATGGTATCCAGTACTGGCGCATATCGCCATCCTCATAGGATGACTCAACAAACGACGACCCCTTAATAGTAGGGGTTGATGTCACAAGTAGTTTGCGCTGGTCACCAAATGTCGCAGCACGTTGCCATAGCAGTGACACCGGGTGGCCTTCGGCATTGTACTCGTAGCCATCGACCTCATCGCAAAAGATCTTAGGCGCTGATCGGCCGCGCATTGTCCTGGGAGAACCGGCCCAGGCAAACATCAAAAAGCCGCCAGGGTACGATTTCATCTGCTGGTTGTTTACGCCTTCTCGGGCACGCGGTTTGGCGATGCGATTATTTAGCACATCGTTATTTTCTACCATCGGGTTAAACTTGGTTTCCAACCATGTGTGCAAATCGCCCTGGGACGGCTGCATCATGATTTGGCTTGATGGATCGTGGGCGACGTAATAGCCCATTGCGCAATTGATGATCTGAGTCTTACCGGTCTGGGCGCCCCACATTAGCGTTATGCGCTCTACGTCCGGGTGCGCGAACATGTCCAGTGGCTCAATCTGATAAGGCGCGTTGTCGAACCGGATTGGACCAGGGATGGCATTACCCAAAGGTATCTTGATGTTGCTTTCTGCCCAGGTGGCTGGAGTGTGCTGTGGCGGTGGGCGCAGGAACTTGCGCGCTTCACGAATCGTGCGCGCTAATCCTTCTGGGTTATCGTATGTGATCTCACTCATCTGATAGCAATTTCAAGGCGTTATCTACCTCTTCTAAGATGATGGCTTTAATGTCGCCCTCATCAGTCATGCCGATGACGCGCAAAACACATCTCTCTGGTATTTTACGCAACGTAGAGCGAACCTCTGCGTATTCGTTTTCTAATGCAGATTGCATTTCAGTTAACAGTACAACATCGCCACGCTTCTTGGCAATCTCTAGTTCTGCCAGTTCGGCCTCTGCCGATATCTTGCGTCGCTGGGCCTCTTCTTTGGTCATCGAGTCCATAGAGGCTGTCGCGTTGTTTACGGCGCGCTTTTCACGCCACTGCGTCATTTCGCGCGTGTCGAGCACATAACCTTGTTTGCCGCGTTCGCCCTTTTCTACCACGGGGCAGCCGTCCTTGATCCAGTTCAGGATCTGATTTCGCGATACGCCAAATATTTTGCCGGCTTCGGGGACGCTTACATGCATATAGGTTTCCTCACAAAACGCAACTTTATCATACTTTGGTCAAAAGGGTTATAAGCAGATGATCTTGGCAAATAAAAGCTCATAACCAAAAAT